AATGACCAGTAGTTGATAAACTCTCGGAGAAGATCGAGTTCATTCGTGCAGTAACGATACTGAACATTCTTATCAGTGTTGACGTATGGTTTGCTGCCGAAGGTAATCACTCTCTTTGTCGCATTGTCTTGCAACGTAATGAGAAGGATTTCTTCATTGGCAGTCTTCATGTTTGGGAAACCAGACTCAGTGCTGGTTTCAATATCGATAGTCCAGATACGGATGCTTTCGATATCAAACTTTAGTTCACCTTTGAAGTTGTCGGAGATGTACTGAGCAACGTAATTGTTGTTTCCATAGATCTCGAAACCTTCTACGTCTTTGTAGCGATCAATGTAGTCTTTGGTATCACGCATCGTCCCAGGATGCAATGATGCTACGTAATTACCCTGAAGTGTTTTGTAATCGGTTGGTGTCTTTGAGGGAACGAAAATTGTAGGTTGAAAATCTTCTTTGCGTTTGTACTGGTTGCCCTTGGCATCGTAGCCACGAACCAGCATCTTGCTGCCATACTGATAGACGTTTGTATACATTATTTTCCATAGATCAACATCATTATATCAAGAGCACAGTCATGCACGGGATGATGTTTAATGACGTTGTGTGATTTAAAAGTAGGGTGAACGATATCGCAGTAGCCGTTCTTGCCTGTATCTTTTAACAGGTCAATGGCAGTGCGCATATCTCTCCAGTTATTATACGGGAAAATTAGCTCTTGGTCAAGTTGCCTTGTCAAAGAATCAATACACATTTGATCAAGAGAACCACGTGCCCAAACTGTTTGATCTTTCTCTGGGAACTGTGCAGCGTAGTCACGCAGTGTACGAATCGCTTCCAACGGAGACATATCCAAGTCAGTTGGTTTCAAACTAACACCACGGACATACTCATGTTGCTTTGACCACCAGTCAATGGTGTCCTTTTGTGCAACACGTTTTAGTTCTTTGAGTTGGTATTGAACATCCACTTTGACGAATATAGAATTGTCGAGTAGCTGTTCGTAGGTATAATCAGTGCCGTAATCGAAATGAGTAAGGGCAGCAGACAGGATTACGCTGTGAGACTCAGTTCCAAGAGTCTCGATGTCGAACATGAACATAATGAAAAATCCTCCAGATATAAGTTATTATACCTGAAGGATGAATAAAAGTAAAGGGGATTATTTTGGAATCACGTTTGCAATAACAATACCAGATCCAAAGAGTCTGTTGTATTCATTGGCAAGTTTCTGGTCAGCATCTGCTTCAGCAGCAATTGCGTTGAGGCGAATATTAACCCTACCTTCTGCGTAGGGCATGTATGGAGCAATTCCAACACCCATACCACCATCACGTTCTTGCAACATTACTGAAGCTGGTTCGTTGACTACATAATGTCCCTGACCAAAGTCTTCACTAACGATATCAGCCATGATCACTTCACCATTGATCATTTTAAAAATTTTCACTGTCATGTTTTATCCTGTTCAACTAGATTATCTATAAAGTTCGATGCAGTTATAAACTGATCGAAATACCGTATAAATGCATCTCCGTTATAAATGTGTTGTGCAACAATCAATACAAATTTATTACTGTAAACAGATACCTTGAAACGCCACTCCCCTCTACGCACTGCGGTGAAGGTTGTCATGTTCGGAAAGTATCTTGCTTTATTGCCCATAGTATTATTTATGAGCAAAAGGAAGTCCGAAGACTTCCTTATTTTACCTCACCTTGCCTCTTTTATAGAGTTTGAAGGATTGGATACCTTCAGAAATTCCCATGAGGATTTGCTTACAGCTTTTCAGCAGCTTTGTCATAAGCATTCTCCTGTAGTAATTCCTTACCCTTACGAGACTTCACTGGGATTTTCTTTGGTTTCTTTTCTTCTGGAATCAAACGCTCCAAGAAGATCTTAAGCATACCATTGAACATCTCAGCGTCTTTAACTTCGATGTGGTCATCGATAGCAAAGGAACGAGTGAAGGCACGATTAGCGATTCCACGGAACAAGAAGTTCTCTGGAGTCTCATCGGCTTTAATGTTACCACGAACTACTAACTTACCATCTTCCATCTCGATATCAATGTCAGTCTGACCGAAACCAGCCACAGCCAATTCAATGGTGTAGTTGTTGTCGTCATGCTTGATGATATTGTATGGGGGATAGTTTGGAATGTTCTTGGTCAGGTCTTCATGCATCTTCTGCATGCGAGCCATTGGCTCTTCGAATCCAACAAAGAAACGATCAAAGTCCTTGAATCCAGGACCAAATAGTGCTAGATGTGTCATGGTCTCCTCCTTACTCTTTAGCAAATGCTTTCTTCGCATCAAAGGTGTATGCTGCCATACCCAATGTCGTGAAGAAGTCACTGTACGATTTAGCCACGTTCTTCGCAAAGGAAGACTGTGCAGCGATAAAAGTATTGAGAGGTTTTTTGAGTTCTTCGTTTTTGACGTATGTCTCAACGAATTTAGTTTTGACACTTTGTAAGGTGTCGATGGATGTGTTGATATTGTTCAACATAAGTTTCTCCTATTAAGCGAGTTAAAGTTTAGCACCCCGAAGGCATGCCATTAAAATCCTGCTTACTGTGGTACAGGGACAGCTTGACGTACTGTCAGCGTTAGACGCTCCTAAGGTAGAAGAGCCTTTACGTTCCCATCCCGAATGGGACAAGAACTATTTAGTTAACTGCTGCTGGGTTTACAGTATTAGTTGCAGCATTTGCTGCAGCTTCAGCTGCTTGAACCTGAGCCGAACCTTGTTGCTGGATCTTTTGAACCAACTGAAAGATTGCTTCAAAAGGGTGCTTACCCAACGATGCCAAAATTGCATTAACTTCGTCAAGGGTCAGTTCGAGTTTGATAGTTACTGGTTGTGCTTGTTCAGCCATGATATCTCCAAAATGTAAGATGATTTAAGTTTACTTCTTTTTGCCTATATTGTATTTAGGCACTAATTCCCACTCTTCCTTTTCTTTGTGGCTAACCACTTTGATCTGAGAGAGTGACGCTTTTGGGTCTGCCTTGGATGCGTCAATTATCTTTAGCAGTCCCCAATCTTGTAACAGACCAGCGATCGTATTTCTACGTTCTACATCGTTGGCTGTAATGTTCGATTCCTTACCGTCCAATGCAAAGAGTTCTTTGAAGTGAACGATGTAATACCTACCTTGCTTATGTAATATATGGCAAGATTGATATAATTTTTTGTCTTTTCTGGATGCGATCCCGATGCGGGTAAGAGTCTCACGAACCTTCAAAAAATTGTCTGGTTCGGGTAGGGTCACTTCGAGCATGGAGTCAGGCTTCCAATCATAATAGATCATTTCGACTGTCATTTTCTACCACCTGTATATTGTTTTTCTTCAATGGTTTTCAATTGTTCTGGAGTTAAAATTCCAAGAACCTGTTTCGCTTTTTCACTGGAGTAGCCGTAGCAATCCATGACCAATTTAAGATTCTTTTCTTCCTCACGTTTAAACCATTTGGAAAATCGCTTCTTCTTCGGTATACTATTTAGCAAAAACTGAAATTGCCATTTATTGGAAATTTGATGCCTCTGGTTCATCTCATTGGCATACATAACAGTGTCAGGGAAATATGACAGTCCCCTATTTACCATCCATGCAGAATACTCTTTCTCGTTACTGGGATCCTCCTTGATCAGATCTTTCTTTGTTTCATTTATGGCATTGAGGAAGTCAAACGGAGTCATGTGCAAATACCTCTCTGAGATTTTCATCAGTTGCAGCAAATACTGTATCTGGAAATCTTTCTTTGAGGTTTCGCTCGACTAAGTTGCGTGTCTTACCCTGAGCCATAAATTCATTCGTTTCCATATTGTAAATGTAGAGCATATCATCGGTGCGTTCGATTCTAATACGAACAACACTTTTGGAATGCGCTTCAATTGATTGCATTATATGTTTCATCTTCACTGCAGCAGTAAATTCTCGAAGCCACCAACCTATCATAGTTCCAAAGATTAATGCTACAACTATTGTCATAAGTTCATCCATGGCATCCTCACTTAAATTTACATTGCAACATAATCTCTGTCATTGCAGCCATAGTATTTAGCTCATGATTGGCCACAAATGCATCTTTGTATTGATAATCTGCAAGTAAAAGAACCATCGTAGGGATACTGGCTGGTTCCATATACTCACTGGCTTTCTCATACAGATGATCAAAGAGAGAACTGGTTTCAATGTCAGAGTTCTGTGCGATCCACTGGCGAGTTTTCTTGAAGTCTTTTTCCTTCAGATTAATTACCAGAGTTTTGTAAGACTCATCAGACATATTAACTAGCAAGCCAGTGTCAATCTTACCTGATACAGAATAGCGTTGCAACTCATTTAAGATACGACGATAGTCAGGAAAGTGTTTGTTGATTAACTCAACCACTACCTTTGTATCAAAGTCAATACCTTCGGTCTTAAGAATCTGCGTAACACGTTTAAAGAAACCTGCAGCAATGGCTGGCTTCTCTGCGTTGTCAATCTTGAAGTCAATCACTGCGCATCGGCTATGCAATGGCTCAATGATCTTGTTCTTAAAGTTACAGGTGAAGATAAAACGACAGTTGTTTGAAAACTCTTCGATGAACCCACGCAGTGCTGGTTGCACTGACTGCGCATTCATATAGTCTGCCTCATCGAGGATAACTACCTTCTTGGCATCGGTCAGCGAAACAGTTGACGCAAATCCCTTAATAGTGGTGCGCAATGTATCAATGGAACGACCTTCGTCAGATCCGTTAATGAACAAAACATCGGCACCAACTTCATTACACAACGCACGAGCCACAGTGGTCTTACCTACACCAGCTGTTCCTGAGAACAGAAAGGTAGGCAATTCACCAGTTGCAATGTATTCTTTGAAAGTCTGTTTCAACTTCTCAGGAAGAATACACTCATCAATTGTAGCTGGGCGATACTTCTCAACCCACAAATATTGGTCACTCATATCAACTCCATAATAAAGAAATAATTATACACTAAAAGAATCAGGCAGTCAATACCTTCTTCCATTGACCATTCACATTGATATACAACTCACCATCGGGTCCAGGAACCATCTTAACACTTACCTGCTTTTCAGTCCCAGGAACGAATCGTTTACTGCTACCACCAATACCCAAATTGCCACTTGAGTCAATACGCATTACTTCATTGTAACCAATATTGCCACCACTACCAATTGTATAGAAAGATGAACCATAGGATGGTGGAGGTGGTGGAGGTGGTGCAATCTCTCCGTAGGTAGATGTAAAGGTTACATTTGCTGGACAGATTTCTTCAATCTGCTTGATGATGTTTGGATCAACACCAGCAACAGGGACAGGTACTTGAGTCTCACGAATCTTCTCAATCACTATAGGTGTTGCAGCACCCATAGCAAACATGCCAAGTAACCCACCATTCCGTAG